CGCTTTTGGGAGTTTTCTGGCACAGCTGCGCAGGGAAAAGGGCATGACCCAGAAGGAGCTTGCCGCCTGCCTGTATGTTTCGGATAAAGCCGTCAGCAAATGGGAGCGCGGAGAATCCCTCACTTAAAGATATTGGTTATGTACTAGGTGTGCAACCGTTCGATTGCACACCCTTTTATAATGCGTCACTCGACTTTGCCGATAAAACGGTAAAAAATTTCAACTTCCTGTTCTCTGGTGCCATCTTCATGCTTGACAGCTTCGTGAATGAGAATCTTTTCAATCAGAGCATTTAGAAGTTCGGCGGTCAATTGTGTGGGGTTGACGTACTTTTTCATCAACTCAATCCACTTTTCAGCGTCAACAGCGGTCTGAACGGCTGCATCAAGTTCGGCTTGAAGTTCTTGAATCTTTTCGTCCAGTTCATGCTGTTCTGCCTGATACTTTTCGGACAGCATATTGAAATTGTACTCCGTAATGCGTCCAACAGACCAGTCCTCATACATTTTGGCGAACAGGTTGTCCACCTCTGCCTTACGCTTTGTGGCCTTTTTGAGTTCGGCAGTCTGTTTTTTCTTGGCGGTGTTGCGTTCTTTGTCGCTGGCATTCAGTAAACGCTGCAAGAGTTTATCTCCATCCTGCTGTGCTTGCTGCGACCAATACTGCACTCTTGCCAGAATATAGGTGTACAGCACATCATATCGAATATAGTGCATGGAACATTGGTGAAGGCCCTGTCCGTTTTTGCTGCAATGGTAATAGCCGTAGGGCTTTTTGTTCTGCTTATTCATACCATAGGCCATCGACCAGCCGCAATCCGCACATTTTACAAGCCCGGAAAAGATTTGCGTTGTTCCGTCTTTCTGTTTTCTACGGCGATGAGCAATCTGCTCCTGCACCTGTCGGAACACATCCGCAGAGATAATAGCTTCGTGGGTGTTCTCCACACGATACCATTCCTCCTGCGGCTTCCGCACCTTTTTCTTGTTCTTGAAAGAGATGTTGCTCTGCTTATTGTGAACGCTGTGACCGATATAGGTTTCTTCTTTCAGGATACTTTTGACCTGCGCTACCGTCCATGCGTAGGACTTCTCTTCCGACGCTCCTGCATAGATGTTAGCAAATGTGCCATACCGCTGAAAATTCAACCAGCCGGGAGTGGGAACCTTTTCATCTACTAAAATATGGGTGATGCTGGCCGCACCGTGTCCATGCACCGCAAGATCAAAGATTTTCTCAATGATCCACTTCGTTTCCGGGTCTACCAGAAGATGCCCTGACTTGTCGGGGTCTTTGATATATCCCAGAGGAGCGTATGCACCATAGTGCGCACCGTTCGCAAATCTTGTCCGCATAGCGGCCTTGACTTTTTTGCTGGTCTGGCGAGCGTGCATCTCATTCAGGATGTTCAGGAACGGAGCGAGTTCGCTTTCGCCGTTGAGAGTGTCCACATTATCGTTGACAGCAATATAGCGGACACCTTTACTCGGAAAGTAGATCTCCGTGTACTGACCTGTCAGAATATAGTTTCGACCTAAACGGGATAAATCTTCTTGTGTCAAGTAGGAACTAAAAAATTTTTAGATTTTACAAACCGTTCATAGGTGGATGACCACCCGTGAACGGCTTGTAACATTCAGCCTATTAGATTTCTGCATCCTCAAAGATGTCTTTGAACTGCCAGACGATTTCGATGCTGTCATGCCCATGAATATAGATAGCGGAGATTAGAGCATGAGCAAGCTCGTATGTAAGCCCTGCGCCTTTCTGGTATTCGCCGAGCACCGCATCAAGCCTTTCATCCGAACAGGGATGTTCAGAATCAAGCTCCTGCATCCGCTGATGACCTTGCTGGATTGCTTCTTCATTCTCAGACATCTTCGCGTCTGTTTCTGCTTTCCGCTTGAGATATTCAGCCTTTGTGATGCTGCCGGAAGTGTATTTCTCATACAGCCGGAGCTTCACTGCCTTGAGCTGTTCGTACTGCTTCTGCAAATCGCGGATTGCATCCGCGCATTCTGTGATGGCAGATTTCCTGCGCTTGCTGATCTCATGCTCTTTAACAGCTTTCTTTTCGACCAGTGTGAGCATTTGCCCAATCGCTTTGTAAGCGGTGTCCTCAATCCATGCCTCGCTGTATCTTTCACCAACCGGGCACTCCGTATCGCGGTCATGTGTTGAGTAAGTACACTGATAGAAATATCCACCCTCATTTCGGAGCTTTCGCCGGGTAAGGGCGCGTTTACAGTTGCCGCAGCACACAAGACCCTTGAGGGGATAATAGCGCAGATTCCGTTTAGGATTCTTCTCGCCGCCCCGGATGACTGCCTGAGCCAGCTCAAACTCTTCCTTGCTGACAATGGCTTCGTGCATCCCTTCGACGATGATCCATTCCTCTTTCTTTTGAGAAATAGTTTTCCGAGAACCTACGCCGCCGGATTTTCGCTTGTGGCCGACCGTTGCCCCTGTGTAAACATAGCTCGTCAGGATCTTGTAGACCATAGAGGCCGTCCAGCTTATCTTTTCGCTCATGCGGCTATACTTCTTCTTGTCAGGATGTTTGCCTTTGAAATATTGCCCGGGCGTCGGGATATTATCATCGTTCAGACTGAGAGCAATCTGTGAGGTATTCCTGCCTTCAAGGGCTTCATCGAAGACCCTGCGCACGACCTCTGCGGCCTCCGGGTCAAGCTTGAGCTTGTTGCGGATTTCGGGATGAAGCACATAGCCGTAAGGAGCGTAGCCGCCCACATACTTGCCTTGCTTCATCATCTGGATTTTTGCCGTTGTCGTTTTGACAGAAAGATCCTTGCTGTATGCGGCATAGATGATGCTGCGCATGACAACCTCAAGGCCACCGGTTGTTCCCTTGTAATCGTCGCTGTCATAGCCGTCGTTGATGGAGATAAAGCGAACGCCCATGAACGGGAAAGTGCATTCGAGATAATTGCCCGTCTCGATGTAATCACGAGAAAAGCGGGAAAAATCTTTGACGCAGATCAGGTTGATCTCCCCGTGCCGGACTTTCTCCATCATCGCCGAGAACTGAGGACGATGAAAATTTGTCCCGGTATAGCCATCATCCGCGAACTCAAGTCTCGGATATTTGGAAAGCGTCGGATGGTTGTCAAGGTATCGGTTGATGAGCATACGCTGGTTGCTTATGCTGTCACTCTCAGCCTTGTTGCCGGTGCCGGTATCTTCATCAGCCATAGAGAGGCGGATGTAGATACCGATTGTGTAGTCTTTGTTCATTTACATCGCCTCCTGAACTTCTTTGATACTCTGAATGGTCAGCTCGTAGATGTCACCGTACTTCATGACCAGTTCGACAGCGCCGCCCTCATGGACTTTGACCAATTCAACAGACTCGTCTACTAAATCCTGAGAGAGCTGCGTTGCCGTGCTGACGGATTTCATCAAGGTAATCCACTTGTTATCGACCGACATAGCTTCGTCGAATTTGCTCCGGCGCTGTACTGCCTCATCCAGACGGCGGGACAGGTCAGCGTATTGTTCGTCATAGCTCTTCTTGGCAAAGGAGTATTCCGCTTCATCCAGAAGCCCTTCGGCATAATCCTCGTAGAGGCGTGTCCGCTTCTTAGAAACGCCGTTGAGCCGCAGATTCAGGCTTGTAATGAGGGCATTTTGTTGATCTCGGATGTTTTTCTCGCCCTCGCTGCCCCTGAGCTTATCCAGCAGCTTGTCATAATCAAGCGCTGCCTTGACTTGAAGCTGGATCGCTGCAAGCACATTCGCTTCAAGCATGTCCTGCCTCGTATAATGGGAAGTACAATGCTCATAGCGCCGACCTACTGAGGTACTGCATTCATAGAAGGCATACCAGCGCTTCCGCTTGTCCTTGTCGATCCGTTTCCGGTGGAAGTACATCTTCTTCCCGCAATCAGCGCAGACGATTTTTCCCTCGAAAAGGTTTACGAGCGTTGCCCGGATTTCCTCGGTTTTCTGCATACTCGTCTGGCGAGCCTCAGAAGCCGCTTGGAGGATGTCCTGCACCTTCTGGAAGTCTTCACGGGAAATAAGCGCTTCGTGCGTGTTCGGGAACACAATCCACTTATCCTTGTCCTTGACATTATGGGATTTGATGCCCTTGTAGATCGCCTTCATGGAGCGGCCAAGGACGGTATCACCCACATAATGCGGATTGCTCAGGATGCCGTACAGCGTTGAACTGTACCAGCCTTTGCAGGAGCACCCATCGCCTTTGCGGGTTCCGTTCTGGCGTTTCCGCAGCTCCGTATTTGGCGCACCCAGCCGGTCAAGCTCGTTAAGGATCATCGGGATTGACCAGCCCTCGATTTTCCACTGGAACATGAGCCGCACATACGGCGCTGTCTCTTCGTCAATAACCATGTTTGTATGGTCTTCATTCCACCGGTAGCCGTACGGAAGATTGCGCTTCTGGAAGGTCCCTTGCTCCATCTGTGCTTTCAAAGCGGTGGAGACTTTCCGTGAAATATCCTTCGAGTACAGGGCGTTGATCATGTTTTGCAGCGGGATCATCAGGCTCTCATTTGAGCCGTCCGTATCAAAGTTGTCGTAGTGTTCCTTGATTGCAATAAACCGCAAGCCAATCTGTGGAAAAATGCGCTCAAGGTAGGTTCCGGTTTCTATGTAGTCACGGCCAAAACGGCTGAGATCGCGGACTACAAGGCATTTGATCCTGCCGCTCTTGATGTCAGTCATCAGGCGGTTAAACTCAGGCCTGTCGAAAACCGTCCCCGTCCGTCCGTTATCCACATAGACATCGACGAGATCGAGATACGGGCAACCGGCAATATAGGACTTGCATATCTCAATCTGATTGGTGATGACATCCACCTTCTCAGATTTGCCGCTATTCTCCACGGAGAGACGGGCATAAATGGCTGTCGGGAAGATTTGCAGCGGTGCTGCTTCGCAAACCGGCTCTGCGGCTGTGACTTTTCTGCTTTTTCGTGCCATGCGCTCATCCCTCCTTTATCCGGCAACGGCAAGTTCGTCGGCATAGCCGAGAACATATTCAAGTGTCTGCTGATACTCGTCTTTGTACTTGAAGACAATCTCTATCGCGTGATCCTCATAAATCAGGATGCGGTCAACCAGCGCCATGAGGACGCGGCGGTTCAGCTCTTCAATGTTTTCATACTGCTTGAAGAGCGTGACCCAGTTCCGTTCCGTAGCCCCGGTTGCGACCGACTGCTTCATTTCCTTCTTCACCCGAAGAAGAGCTTCCTGCTTTTCCTCAATGATTTTGGTGTAGCTGTTGCGGAACTCAAAGTATTCCGACTTGTCGATGATCCCATCCGAGAGGTCTTCATAGAGCCGGAGCTTGAGCTTCTGATAGCGCTCAATCTCTTCTTCGAGCTTCGCAATCTGCGCTTCATAGTTGAATGCCTTGCGGTTCTGAGAAGGAAGCCGCTCGATCATCTCAAGCGCTTTTTCCAGATTGACCACAAGCTCGATCTGGTCATGGATGGCACGGAACACCTTTTCCTCAACCTCTTTTGCGCTGATGCTGTGTGGGCTGCAGGTCCGGTTATGCTTATTCGTTGAGCAGACATAGTAGATGTATTTCTTTGTCTTCGACGGGACGGTCTTGCGTGTCATAGACTGCTGGCAGTCC